TATCTAGTGCTACAGCACGATCAAGAGTCAAATCCGATGTCGTGCTTTGAATCAAGTAGCTCAGTGCCTTACGCTGCTCTACTTCAATCTGCCTTCCTGTCGGTGTGTTGACCTTTCCGTCTGTGTAGAACTTTGATAGGACGCCTTCTCGGTTGTAAACAGAGCCATTAAGCGACATGTCGTTCACATTGTAAAGCGTGGAGAAGAATCTCACTTTCGCCTCATCACGATCTACAGGAGAACCGCCGTAGAGATGTCTCATGTTCCAGCTATGAATGTCTTCCTGTGGCTGGTCGTGACCTGAGAGGGACAAGAAGGTTCTAACCTCTGCTCCGTTGTAATCCAGGGACACAAACCAGTCGTTTGTTGGTTTGATGAGTTCTCGGAACTTCGCCTTCATAGTTAGGATCGGATTGCTGTCTCTCTGGGTTGTGAGACGCCCTGTGACCGTTCCAAAAAGGTTATAGCTCACGTAGTGCGCCTTGTTTTTTACAAGGTTCTTGATGTCTTCTCGGTCGCTTGTGGTGGTCATCAGGTGACGGCAGCCATCTACGTTGATGTTTAGCTTCTGGTAGCTTATCTTATGGATTAGCTTATAGAAGCTATCCAACTGATGGTAGTTGTCTGGCTGCTCGTAAGTGTCGAAAACGTGCTCGGTGATCTTGTTGCGAACCTCGCAGAACTGCATTAAGAAGTCCGATGGGACGAGATCGAAGAAGCAGTTCTGTCGGAGATCGATGCGAGCTATCTTAAATGAAAGCAGATAAGCCTTGAAGGTTTTTTGAACCTCGTTCAATTCTTCTTTTAGGCTTTCAGGACAAGCTTCCTGAAGATTCTTGCCTCCAGTGTAGAGCCAAGCATACTTGATCTCAGGATCCTGAATGGATCCAGTGTACTTCCAAGTCTTGGTCAGTCCGCCAGGGATGCCCTCAAAATGAAGGGCTCCGTTGGCGTAGATGCCGACACACTCTGACTTGTCGTCAAGTGTCTGGAAAATCATGTGTCCTCTCTGAGTCTCTGTGCTTCTATAAGATAACTCAAGGATCCTCTGTAGTCAAATGGTTGATTGATGTAGCGCTCAAAAGTCCCTAAAGCAGCACGATTATCGGATGATCTCGAAAGTTGTAAGCAATCATTGATGATCCTCTGTTTCTCTGCATTGCTGAAGGTGCTCTCTTCTTCTGAGAACCTGAGATCGAAATAAAACTTCATAAAGAAATCATTTGAGAATTTTTGTTGTAGTGACTGAAGAGTGTAGCGTTCTGTGGTTATAATCTTGGAACCACATTCATCAAATGTTGGAATGTGTGTTGGGACCATCTCGTTGTAGAGCCTCAATAATTGCTGTGGTAATTGGTTATAGAATCTATTGTGAGTTGTCGAGAACCCCAAAGCCAAGATTGCATCGGTGCTTCTAAGTCCATAAGCACTAGCATAACCCATCATAGCTTTAGAGTCAATGTCGGCGATCAATCTCCAGGGAGCATTGATATCGATCATAAAACCATAAGAGTTACAAGCGTTTACATAGAACTCCCAGTTCTTGCTGTTTACGAAATCATTTATTTTTTGATCATCGTTATCATAGGGTGCATCAGCAATCTCAAGAGCAAGCCCACTATTAGTCAGGCTATTTAGTTTACTTTTTGTGTAAGCAGGCATTGACAAAGGGTAGGTTCTTGTTACAATACTAACTGTAGCTAGGAGTTCTTTTATGAATGTTTGAAAATTATGAATATTATTAATATTCATATTTGTCTTTAAAGCTTTTATAAAATTAATTTGATATTCTTCATAACTAATATTATTTGATTTATAGCTTTTATAAACCTTTAGATTAGTAAGATTAGGATCGTTAGAATAGATTTTGCCTGATTGTTCTGCTTTCTTAAACTGCTGTGCTAAAGCTTCAAAGGCATCAACTACAAAACCTATTGCCTGTAGGTTCTGTCTTGGGTTGCCTGAGCTTATAAAATTCTTAAACCCAACTAAGCTTGGATTAGCAGCTATTGGAATATAGGTCCTGCCTACTTTTCCATAAAGTGCTTTTTCTGCAAAAGTAAAATCTATAAGATTTGAATAACCTGTTTTTAAGACATCAGATTTGTAGACAAGCTTCTTGTTGAATAATTCCAGGGAGGTTTCATTGTTATTTTCTTTGTAAAATGTTGACATTTTAATCTCCTATGAAAAAGCCATTATTGTATGATGCTTTAGCCCAAAAATCAAGTACACTATCGTCCATCATTAATAGTCCGTCCTCTTTTAATGAGTCTTTTCGTCTTGAAGAGGCACATTTCTTTGGTTTATCTTCTGCATCACTTACGACTGGCTTTTTGTTATTAAGATCTTCGTTTCCACCTCCAGTGTCAGCGACCCATTTAGCGGTAATCTTGGTGTCTGCTTTACCGGGACCTATGGAGTGTTCTGATCTGGTGATCATGTAATAGCCGCCAATTCCAAACTGTGTGAAGTCGTTACCATTCTCATCTTTTCTCATCTCTGGAGAGAATCCCGCAGGATCTACATAGATATACGTCCCAGGGAAAGTATGCATGTTCAATAGACAGTCGATGTTGGCGTTATAGACTTCTCGCAATTGTGTTAGACCATCAAAACCTTCTTGCTCAAAACGAAGCTCCTTCAACCCAGTCATATCTGTTCTGTCAAGAGAGATATTCTTTACAATCCCTCGATCTTTGCCCAAGATGTAATGAAAGATTCCATCTCTTGCATCTTCTTCTTCGTTTCCCCGCATCTTTCCTGTTGGATAGGCACGTCCAGCATAAAAAACATAGTAGTTAACTTCTCTATCTGGTTGTGCGACATCAACTGGGAGACGTGATGGTCCTGAGACATTTATTACTGGCTTTATTCTTCTTGCTAAAGGATTGCTTAAATTGAATACGTTGCCGGGACCATAGGTTGTTGGATTGTTTTTAATAAAATAGGCAATGTCGTCAGTTCCTGTTTTATTTTCTTTTCTATTAAAACCACTTATCACAGAACTATTGAGCCTAACTCGTTGTTTAGTGTTAAAAGAGAAACAACTATCATTATTTATAAAATTGCGAATCAATTCATTCGTAATGTCTTTTATGAAGTTTGTTATGGGGTAGTAGGCTTGATCTTTGCTCAAGACCTTTTCAGTCAAGAATTCTGTAAAATAGTTAAGAGAAATTGGGATGTCCCCAATGGAACAGAAGCTCATTTTGTTTTCGTCAAACGGATCTTTAACTTCCATTGGTCCAAGAACAATTCTTAGTTTTTTAAATTGTTCTTTGGCTTTCATAAGCTTTTCAATTTCTTTGACTATCGAAGTCTTTTTTGTTATGGTGGCTGATGAGCCGTCATTATAATTTACAACTTCTGAAGAAGTTAATTGATCTAAGAAATTATTGTATTCTTGTTTAATTTTATTAAAATCGACATCGCTTCTTGCGACTTTATTATAATAGTTTAATGCACTTTTATCCCCTTTCTTAAAGTCACTTGTGAGTTTTTCTAGTGACTCTTCGATGTTTTGCATAATCACATCAATTAAATCAGAAATGTAGAAAAAGGAAATTTTATTTGAGTCTCTTGAGGTAGAAACCAGGGAAACCTGTAATCCTTGTATAATGCTATTACCTTCCGCTTCCGAATTTTCAATTGCAGTCTTGAATTGATCTCTTAGTTTTTGAACATTCGGTCCATTATCATTGGTGGGTTTTGGAATTCCTCCAGCTAGCCTACCAGTTTGCAAAAAAGTAGAAATCTGCTCGTAGCTGAGATTGTAATAAAGAATTTTCTTTTGTCCACTTAGCTGTGATGTTATTCTTGCGAAGCTTTGTGCTTTCTCTTGTTGAATGAAATTTGCATCTACTTCTTTTGCTTTGGAGATATCATCAGCCTCGCACTTTTCATTAGCGAGAAATTCATAAAACAGCTTTCTGCCTATCCTGTTACCTTCGATCCCTTTGGAACTAAAAATATTGAACATCGAGTTGTTGAAATAATCTTCTATGTAAGCAAGATAGTTGACATCAAAGGTGACCCCACCCATCTCATCAAAAGAGAATTCGTGCGTTGTTGGGGTTAGATTTATGTTTATAAAAGAATTATTTACCGCTTCTTTTTCTTGTTTGGTAAAAGTTGGGAGATAGTTTTGAGGAATTGCCCAACCCATAACAACTTTTAATCTAAAATTCAGCTTATCGAGATTATCTTTTTGAATCTCGCTCATTTTTGTCCTCAAGTCATCTGGTGTCCGACCAGTCTTAAGAGCAAGATCGGCAAACTTGTAATTTGCCAGTGGTGCTCTTTTACTAAACTCTTGAGCCAGCGCTGTGTAGTCTCCTCTTCTATCTTGAATCAAGTCTCCAAAGCTTGTAGCAAAGATACTTAGTTTCGCTTGAATTGCTTTCTTGGCTGCGAATGGATCAGAGCCGTGGAAAGTGAAATTAAAGTCTTTGAGTCCAACACCGACGCCACGCTTTTTGCTGTTTCTAAATAAATCGAGGGCACTCTTGCCACCAGCGTAGGATTTGACGGCGGGATTTGTGTCAAATTTTATCTCAACATAACCAACATCCTTGCCGGTGCCCGGATCAGTTTGGACTTTGTAAAGTTTTATCGTCGGAACAAGGGAAGACAGCTTATCTGTTGTGAGATTAAATAACTCTCTGGAGTGGGGTGCCTGCGTTAATCTATTGATAAAACCAAATGGTTCATCGTAGATTAAAATTGGCGCGTTGCTATTAATCGTTTCAGTCTTTTGTTCAGCCTCCTCTTTCTCAGAAGTGCCTCTGACAGCAGAGACTGCTGGGACATAGGGGAGTCGTGGAATGTGGTTTTTTCTTTTTAGCGCGATCAAAGAAGTTAGTTGAGAAAGGAGAAAACATTGCTCTTGATAGATTGCTTTGTCGGCAAAGAGTCCTTTGGTGGTCTCAAAAATCTTTCTTTTATTAACCCCATCAGCAATACTAATTGCTTGAGCGGCAAATTTCGATTCTTCTCTTAAAACCGCCTCGCCGATGGCGACGGCTACATCTGAGTCTACACCAAAAAATTCTCTTTTTGCTGCGGCGACTTGGCTTTCGCCCCATTCTTTGACGGCAATAGTGTATGCTACTTGTATACTTGCTTCAAGCCCGTCATAACATGGTAATTTTTCAATTTTAGTTAAAAACTCGTCGGGTTTTTCTCCAATTTCGCCGAGGTTGGCTGCACGTAAATCTTCAAGCTCTTTGATAGTATGTTGCTCAAATGGTTTACTAGGGGTTGCGCCTGGGCGGCTAATAGCATCTTTAAATTCTTGCTGTAATTTTACTCTGTTGCCTCCTGAGTTCATAGACGTTAATTGAAGAATTACAAGCTGATTTGTTATAAACTTTTTATAAAAATCAGAATCAAGAAAATCGGCATCGGATGGCTTTGAATCTTCAAAATTGGGACCATAAATAACTGTAGAAGTATCCCACTTCGCCTCGGCGTGTATGCTTGAAAGAATTTCAATATAGAGTTTTTCAATCTCTATTATCTGTGTAACAGGAAGGTCTTTATCTAAACACCATGCTTTATTATCAGCCATCTATCACGCCCCCAAGACCAGCAAAGCTTCGCTGATGTCTAATGGAATCTCAAGCACATCACCCGTGTTTGCTTCGGCTTCTGTGGGAATGCCGTTGAACCAAGCAATAACCCACCAATAGCGGGCATCACCATAGTATTGGTGTGCGAGATTGTAAAATCTATCGCCGTATTTCCAGATGTGTGTAGAGGTCTTCAATCTCATTCTATCAGAGACTGTTGGTTGCCTTAAACGTGGTGTTGTAAATTGTTCTATTTGTTTTACACCTCTGCGCTCACGCAACTCTCTGTAAAAATCTATGTCGTTTATGATTGTTTGTGATGTAAAGTTTTTGATGTCGCTCATTCGATGAAATCCTCGATGTATCCTTCGAAGCCTTCTTTAAGTGCCTCATCGGCACCTTCAATACCAGCCATTGACCCTTCACTCAATCTAATCAAAGCCTTATCATTGCCTCTCCCTGCTCTACGAACATCTGCGTTCATTCTCATGTTTCCTAAGACGCCGCCATAGCGTGCTTTTGCATTATCAACGTGCTGTTGCCTTGTTCTTCGTGCTTGCTCTTCGGCTTTTTCCTTTTCAACTTGTTCTTTGTAAGCTGGTAGGGCGTTAGCTGGAGAGCCAAGTAGAATGTTCTCGTTTGTTTTGACTCCATAGGGAAAAAGATTGTTTGTTTGCTGATTATCATCTCCCCAACCTATAGTTGTTTCGTGGATGGGAGAGAACCCAAGACTTAGTTGAATGTTTTTGGGAAGAATCGTGTTGATTCCTTTGTGAAAAACACCATCATCACCAGTGATATTGTGATCAACTGTAAGATTATCAATAATCCCCAGTAGTCCTCGATCTGATTCCGAAGTTGATTGATATTGAATAAAGAATTCTTTTTCACTATCAACATCGCCGGCTGTTATAAGATCAAGAACATCCTCAGAAGGATTTTTCTGCAACAAGTTCATCACTTTCATTCTTATAAGAGGTGACTGGGTCATGTTTAGGGCATTGTTGGAGTCCCCAGTGTAAGAAGCATAGAGCATTTGCTCAAGGGCTGAGACTCTTCCAAGATTTTCGTAAGCTTCACCCTCACTCGCGGCGGGGACTTCAATAGTCAACGAGATTTTTCTTGTTGTGTTCTTGTACTGATAGATTGGGTCTGTTCTACCAAATGCTTCTGTTGGAGTAAAGTTGGAATTGTAAGTTTCAGTAAAAGCCATTATAAAAGCCTTGAAAAATACGCTTCTCCCTGAAGGGACGTGATAGAAAGAGATTACCATTTCTCTTTGGTTTGCGAGTGAATCAGAGCCATCTACGAGTGTTGGTAATTCATCTTGGTATTTTCTTACATCAAATAGTTTTTGTGTCATTTTTTATTCTCTCACACCATCGCCGCGCTTCTAGCAAACTTGCCCATCACGCCTTCGCCGACCTTCTTGCCGTCGAGTTCTACGATGATGTTCTGACTGCCTTGCTGACCATAGTTGTTTGTTGTGTTGTTGACCGCGTTATCGACTGCGCTCGACATCACATTGCTATTAGCAATTGTTTGGGCACCTGCCCTACCGGTTGCCGCCTTGTTCATTGAACCTCTCATTTTTCCAACAGAGGTTGTTGTATCTTCTGTTTCTACACCGAACTTTTTGGTAGCTCCGGTTAGTTTATCAAACCTGCCTGCTGTCTCAAGCAGACCATCAAACAGTGTTGGAGAACTATGGTCAACAAAAAAAGCTAACCTCAAGCCAGTAACTATAGAAATCAATCCTGCTATAGCGCTTATGACCGCCATAATAGGACCAAGAGTTGCTACTGCTGCAATTGCCATCGCGCCAAGTGAAATCAACACCAGACCAAGGAACATCCTTATCTCATCTCCATAGGTAGTAACAAAATCAGCAAATGCGGCAGCAAACTCCCCTATTGATTCAACAAGCGGAGTGATAACAGGCAGCAGTGAATAAAGAGCATTTTTTAATTGTTCTTGGACTGACTGAAAATCTGCTGCCATCTTGGCTGCATTTTCGTAATCAGAGGATGTCTTGCCTATTTCTCCGTTTAGTGAACTCATGTTACCTGACATCACTAGAGCTAACTCGCTTACGTCCTGTAGCCCCATTGCGTCAGCATAAAACTTGCGCTGATAGTACGACATATCATCAAAAGCCAAACCAGCATCAAGAACAGAGTCTCTAATCATCTCAAAGCGTTCAACCGGATCGGTTGCGGTCATTAATTCCATAGCGTTAACAAAGTTGCCGCCCAATGCTGCGTTTAATTTACCAGCCTGCTCTGCCGCACCCTCAAAGGTGTCGAATTTTTCGGTAATAGCAAGAAGCCTGCTGACTTCAAGACCTGTAATCTTGGAGGCAACTGCTAAGTCTTTGAATGCCCTGACACCATCACGACCCAATTTTGCAAGTTGGGGACCTGCGGCAGCAAAACTTGCAGCCATCTTTGATGGTTCAATTCCGATGTCTCTTGCCAAAGCGTTCAACTCAAGTTGCGTTTGTGCTGCGCTTGTTGCGGTCTCACCGAGAGCTTTTGTTGAAAGCTGTAATCCTTTGGCAACATCTGCGCCTGCAATACCCAGAGCGCTCAAGACGGTGGTGGTGTTTTGGATTTCACCTCTTTCACCCCTGTTGATCATTGTAAAATCAGTAAAGCCAGATCTTAGAGCCTTGGATGCTTCAAATGCCTTTTTCATTTCTCTATCAAAAGCCCTAGTGGCTTTTCCTGCTTCCATAACAGACATTGAAAATTCTTTCGTAGCACCAGTAGTCTTCATAAACTCCCTGCGTACATTTTCTATCTCAAGGGCAAGATCGAACTCTGCTTTCAAAAGCTTTATTGAAGCAGCCGCACCGACCATTCCTGCTGCAAAACCGCCAACAGCCAAGCTTCCTTTGCTGCCCATTTTGGCCATTTCGCCTTCAAAGTTGCCTATTTGTTTTTGAATAAATTTGTTATTTTTTACAAAGTTTTTTCCAACACCAGATAGGACGCTCTTTAGATCACCGCCGAGTGCGCTTTTGATCATGCCTGAATACTTCTCTATACTCTTGGTGCCTTCTTCGGTTTCTTTGTTTAGATTCTCTTGACCCTTTTTGGCTTCTTCTAATTTTTTTATAAGTTCGTCAACACCTTCACCATTTTCTTTTCTTAATTGGATTTCTTCTCGCAAATTTTCAATTGTTTGAGAATAATACTCGTCAAGAAGTCTTTGTTTTTCGGCATATCTTCCCGCTTCTTCTGCTTGCTTTTTGGTTTCTGCGGTTTGAGCTATTTGTGAGTCTAAAATTAGTCGCCTTTTAGCTACCTCTTCTTGCAGATTTTTGTTTGTCTTTGCTTGTGAGTCAGCAACTTTTTGATTAGCGACAATAGTGTCTTGAAGCAACTTTTTATTAATCTCAGTTAAAGCCTCGATCTGTTTCGCTAAAGCTTCAAAGGCATTTTTTAACTGTTTTGGATCATCTGCCATCTAAAGTCACCTCTCCCTATAAATAGCCATCCATCCAAAAAGCAAGGGCTCCCGAAGGAGCCCAAGTCTATCTAGCATATTCTTTTGGAATAGATGGCTGATTGGAAGGGGTCAATTCTTGATAGGAAGAATTTGAGTTTCCTTTCGAAGCTTTCTTGATCGCTTCTGATTCCATCTCAAGCTGCTTGATGGTCCGCTGGACAAACCACCTTCTCAACCCTAGAGGTAGGCTGTAAGCCTCCGAAAAACTCCAACCGCCGTTATACTTGAGGAAGAAAATTTCTTCATAAACTCCCTCGTTGTATTCATCGGTCAGGCCAAAAAAAGTCCGCAGTGAGCGGCACCTCCATCTCTTGTGTGTGCCCACAAGCAGAACAAGAGAAGTGCTGCGTTAAATCAACATTGGGGGTAGCCATCTTGATAACCATTCTTAGGTGACGAGAATCAAATGATGGTAGGTTGTTGGCAACATAACTAATAGCTTGTGCAGAGGAATCCCCATTGGCACTTACGATAATGGATTGAAGCTGCGTTGAAATTAATCCCTTCTTATTGTCTAGATTAAGTAGGGTCTTTTCTTCTCGACCTGTTAGCAGTCTCGCAACAACTGTAATCTGTGTCTTGGGTAGAACACAAGTGATTGTTCCATCACCGTTGTCTGTGACCTCTAGATCTCTTCTGGTCTCGCCGTGAACAATGCTAGCAGAGTTTAAATCAAAACCATAGTCTTGCTTTGTTTCACAAGCAGGGCACTGAACACTGGTTTTGTAATCATTGCCATAACCAGAGACTCTAGCAGCGATGATGATAGCATTACGATCACCAATAAGCAATGTAGAGGGGTTGATCGCCTTGTTCACAATAAGGCTTTCAATTAGTTTATCAAGTGCTACGCCTTTCTTTAGAAGTGTTCTCGAAGTGAGAATGTCCTCTTCTTTAGCAGTCATTTGCTTGATTTCGATAGAGTCTTGTCCGTGTAACGGATGTCCCTGTGCATAGAAGCGCCCTTGTGAGGGCAGATCCACAAACTCTGTGGGGACTACAAACGAGAAACCCCCGCCACCCTGTTGGGGTGGAGGGCTCGTATCAGGCTGTTGAGCGCCGCCTAGGCGATCCTGATTTCTTGACAATTTACACCTCGCGTTTAGTTATTGTCTTATTAGGCTTTGAAGAATTCGTTGCCACCGGAACCGTTGACAGCAGAAGAATTGTTGAGTGTCTCAACTCTTGCCCAGTCAAAGCGAAGCTCTACAGTTGTTGTAGAAAGCTCATCGCTTGTGTAGTCAAGGTCGTCTTGCTTTAGGCTTGTCATGAATGCATTCCACAGGGTCCAAGACTCTACTGGGTTGCCATCGCCATCAAGCTGAGTGATTAGGACGGTTCCAAGAGCGCCTGTTGCCTTTGCCTTAGAAACGGTGCCTAGGGAGTTAGCGTCAGTCGGTGGAGTGTAACCAGAAGAGACCATGATGTCAGCAAAAGTAGCAGTAACATCTGGGTCAACCGGATCTACTAAGGTAACTGTTACCTGTTCCCAAGTGACGTTACCTGGGTAGTAGAAAGTGTGACCAAGGTATTTGTGCTCAGCAGCATTTACGCTGAAGCCGGGCTTTGTAGCTGTTTTGGCGTACCAAAGGAGAGCGCCACCTTGGGCTGCGTTGATTCCTTGGAATTCCACAGTAAAGCGATGTTTACGCTTTGGATCTTTTAGTGTTGTATCTTGACCGAAGTTGGTTGACCAGAATGGCATTTGTTAAGTTCTCCTATGTTCACAAATAAGTAGTTGGTGGGGGCAAAAGCCCCCGTTTATCAATCGTCGAATGAAGCGCCAGTAGAAGCTACCACAAAGTCAATTGCGATGTATTCGATAGCGCGAGCGGGCTTGACCATGATCTTGGCATACATGATGTTCTGATCAACTAGGTCGGGGGTTGTGGTGCTCTCGTCTAGGATGAGGCGGTAATCAGAGATGCCGAACTGAACCTTGACGTTTGCAAGGAATGGCTCGACTAGACCCTTGAAGCGGTTCCAAGTTGCCTGCACATTCTGCTCGAAGAGAATCTGTGTAGATAGGATGGAAATCTGCTTCTTGAGGTAGATGACTAGACGACGCACGTTGATGCGGTCTAGAGCAGATGGGCGCTCTTGTAGAGTCTTCTGACCGAACACTACGAT